CCTAAATATATTATGGTTTCAATAGTATTTATACAGTATGACATACAAAGGTAGATATATTCCCTCAAAACCTAGAAAATATAAAGGTGACCCATCAAACATAATTTACAGGAGTTTGTGGGAGCGTAAGTTTATGGTTTATTGTGATAGAACTGATGCAATACTAGAATGGGGCAGTGAAGAAATAATCATACCATACAAGTCACCTCTTGATGGTAGAGTACACCGATATTTTCCAGATTTCTATGTAAAAGTAAAACAGAATGATGGTACTGTTAAAAAAATGATTATAGAAGTCAAACCAAAAAAACAATGTAAACCACCTGTCGGTAAAAAGAAAACCAAATATTATATAAAGGAAGTTCAGACATGGGGTGTCAATAAAGCCAAGTGGGAATATGCGTTGGAATGGTGTAAAGATAGAAATATGGAATTTAAAATACTAACAGAAGATCATCTTGGTTAAGTCATATAAATAGGAGTATGACAGAATTAATTGATGGCATATTAAAGAAAACTGGTGGTAAAGATAGATCAATTCGTTGGTTTCGTGAGAAAGTCAAAGAGTTAGGTGAAGTACCACCACAGACACTTGTTCGTGAAGGATTAGTTACAGCTAGACCTACGTTTGGTACTATGAACTTTTTTATGTATAGTCCTAAGAACAAGGATAATGTTGACATACTACCATATTATGATAGGTTTCCTTTAATCATGCCCATTGAACAATATAACAATGGTTTTCTAGGATTGAACTTTCACTACCTATCCATACCCATGAGATTAAAACTTCTAAACATTATTAGTGAATATGCAAGTAATGATAAGTTAGATGAAACTACTAGAATAAGATTGACATGGAATAGAGTAAAAAGAAATCCAATTGTAAAACCTACAGTAAAAAGATATCTTTCAGATCATGTACGAACCCCATTTCGTAGAATTAATGCAGACGAAATGATGGTTGCAGTTCTATTACCAGTACAGAGATTCGTAAGAGCAACTGAAACAAAAGTTTATGCAGATTCAAGAAGATCTGCAAATAGGAGAGGATAATGGCTGCATTAGATGAATTTATTGCGAGTTTTAGTAAGTTTGGTGGTCATGCACTTGCAAATAGATTTGAAGTAAAAATAACATCACCACCAGTGATAAGAGATCCAGACGCAGATAGACACGTATCATTTAGAGTTGAAGCGTTTACCATGCCTGGTAAAAATATAAGAACTGTTACAAATGAAACAGTATATGGCCCAACTTATGAAATGGCTCAAGGATTGACATATGCAGAAGATATAAGTATGACATTTTTTCTATCAGCAGAACATTTTGAAAGACAGTATTTTCTAAGGTGGCAAGATCTTGTTGTTAAACCAAATAATTATAATCTAGAATATTATAATGAATATGTGACACCAATAGAAGTTTTTCAATTGGGAAAAAATGGTTTACCTTTAGCTGGTCTTAGACTAAATGAGTGTTTTCCAAAAACAGTTGGTGCAATAGAGTTTAGTGCTCAAAATATGGACATTGCAAGACAAGAGGTTTCTTTTGTTTTCAAAGATTTTGTTTTTATAGATGCAAATGGACAAGTAATGGATAATAGTGATACCAGAAAATTTGCAACTACAAATCCACCTAAAATCTTATCTGGTGGATTTTCTGGAAATACAAATTCGTGGACATCTGGTAGTGGTACTGGAGTAGGATAAAAAGGAGAAAAATAATTATGGCTTTACCAAAGTTAGCAACCGCTAAATATGAATTGACATTACCCTCTACAGGACAAAAAGTAGAGTTTAGACCCTTTCTTGTGAAAGAAGAAAAAATGTTAATGTTAGCACAACAAGAAGGAACTGATGTATCTTTAATTCGTGCAATACAAGACATAGTAGATGTATGTACTTTTAATAAATTAGATTCTAAAAAATTACCAACATTTGATTTGGAGTATGTGTTCTTACAACTTAGATGTAAATCTATAGGAGAAACAGCAAATATATCAGTAACCTGTCCAGATGATATGGAAACAAAAGTAAGTGTAGATGTAAATTTATCAGAAGTAAAATGTAAAAAAGAAGAAAACCATACCAATGATATAAAAATAAGTGATAGTATAGGTGTTATATTTGATTATCCAAAAATGAGTAATATCATAAAGTTAGATATGAAAAATGATGCAGTTGCAACATTTGGTATAATAAAATCATGCATCAATCAAATATATGATACAGAGAATGTTTATACTAAAAACGATATGGAAGAAAAAGAATTAGATGAATTTATTGAATCAATGTCACATGACCAGTTTCTAAAAATTCAAGAGTTCTTCAATACTATGCCTAAAGTGAAACATAAGATTACTGTGAAGAATCCTAAAACTGAAGTTGAAAGTGATTTAGTATTAGAGGGTATACAAGATTTTTTCTAGTAGCCCTCTCTCATAATACGTTGGAAAACTATTATCAATTAAATTTCCAATTAATGCATCATCACAAATATTCTTTATCAGAATTAGAAAATATGATGCCATGGGAGAGGGAAATATATACTAGATTACTTCTTCAGTTTTTAGAAGATGAAAAAACCGCTGAAAGACAAGCAAAAGCAGATGGAAGAAGATAAATAGAACAAGGAGAAACCAATGGATTGTACTTGTAATAATAAATGTAAAAAATGCAACCATGAGTGTCATTGTGATAAAGAATGTGAAAAGTGCGTTAATGATATCTGTACTGGGTGTAATTGTGGTAAATGTAATTGTAGGTGATAGATTTTATAACACTAAAACACCATTTGGATTATAGAGAGGAAAGTAAAATGGCTGCACAAAAGAAATTAGAAAAAGGTTCACAATATGCAGATTTTGATGTGGATGGAGATGGAATAGTAAGTGATGAGGAGATTGCAATGAGTAAAGAAATGATGAGATTGGAAAATGAAGATAAGAAGGCCGATGCACAACGCAACATGGCTTGGTTTGCATTGTTTGGTATGTTATTATATCCTTTTTCAGTAGTTCTTGCAGAGTGGATTGGATTAGATAAAGCGAGTGGTATATTAGGTGATATGGCTCCAACATATTTTGTATCAGTTGCGGCCATAGTTGCGGCTTTCTATGCAAAAGAAACCTTTGCGAAAAAATAGGACAGAGAGATGGTAGAAGCAAGTTTTGGTAGTGCTAAAGATTTCAAGACCTTAGTTTCAGAACAAAAAGAAAACAATAAAGGTCAAGAAGGACTAAAGAAGGTATTAGAAAATATATCTAATACCCAAGATAAAATGGCCCAAGCACAGGGCGCTGAAATTCAAGAAAAAAGTAAAACTGATGCAAAAGAAACAGAAGATAAAAGAGAGCAAAATCGTATATTTAAATCACTTCAAAAAGGTATTTTGGGTGTAGGTTCAAAAGTTGGTAATATGGTTGGTATACTTGAAAAAAGTGCATTAGATGCTGCAAATAAAGCAGGTGCTGGTCTTTTTAGTATTGCAAAAAAGTTTTTATTTGGTGCGGCTATAATTGCACTTTTAAAGTTTATGGATAGTGAAGATTGGGAACAAATAAAACAAGTATCAGAAAAATTACTTATTAAATTAAAAGAATTTGTAAAATCTCCATTTTGGACTAATCTTAAAAATCTTATCACTAACCCAAGTTGGGAAACTCTTGGAAAACTTTTTGAAGATAACTTTTTAGCTGCAACAGCACTAGTTGGAATTGTTGGTGGATATGCGTTATTAAAAACAGTAAAAGTTGCAAGAGCATTAGGTTTAGCTTATGTAGCTATGAGTAAAGGTCTTACTAGTTTAACAGATGTAATCACTGGTACTAAAAAAGATGCAGATGGTAGATTAAGAGATACAAAATCAAAAAAATTTGCACCTAAGGCTAGTAGAGGTGTTTTTGGTGTTGGAAAAGGACTTGCAAAATTAGTTCCTGGCCTTGGTCTTGCAGTTACAGGAATATTTGGAGTAATTGATGGTGTAACTGCTGGTATGGAAGAAGCGAAAAAAGAAGGTGCAACCAAAACTTCAATATTACGAGAAGGTATCGCTGGTACATTAAGTGGATTAACTTTTGGATTTGTTGGTCAAGATCAAATATCAGATGGGTTATCAAGTCTTGGTAGTAAAATTAAAAGTGCATTTACACCATCTGAAGAATTTAAAGAAAGAATTGGAAAGATATTTGATAAAGAAAATATTGTGTCCAATTTAAAATCAATTAGTAATAAAGCAAAAGAAGCATTTACCCCATCAGAAGAATTTCAAAAAAAAATTACTGGTATAAAAGACACTTTTACTACTGGAGTAACAAGTACATTTAAGACAGTAGGTAGTTTATTTACAGATAAATTTAAGTTTGATAGTAAAGAAGAAACTATTGCATCTGCAATAAATGCTTTTACCTTACCAGCAAATATAGTAAAAGACTCTCTATTAGGAGCTGGAGCACTTCTTGCAACTAGACTTGGGTTTGATGAAACATCAGAAACCATACAAAATTTAAATCAAAAATCAATTGGACAATTAGTAACAGATTCATTCAATGGTATATTTGGATTTTTTAAAGATTTACTTAATTTTGATTTTACAGGTTTAGTAAGAAAAATTCCTGGCGCTGATGCAGTTTTAGACTTTATAGGTATTGGCGATGAAGATAAAGTTAAAGAAGCAGAAGATCTTGCAAGACAAATACAAGAAGCAAAAGATAGAATTGCATTATCTGAATCTGGTGAAAATGCATATGGTATGGGTGCTTCTATAACTAATCCAGCAGGATTTGAAGGTAGAGGTATACAAGAAGATAAAAGTGCAATTAAAAATTTAACTACTGAATTAAAAAAATTACAAGAAGAAATTGCAGATTCAAAACGTACAAGTACAAGTGGATCTACAATTGTAAATAATAATGTTGTTAGTGGTACTGGTGGTGGTAGAGGTGGTTCTGGTGGAACTGGTATTTTGCCTTATCCTGTTAAAGATTCTAGTATTCCTAATGGATATGCACCTTACTAATTTACCAAAGACCTCTTTTTACCCCAGCTGCATAAATTACTAAACCCATTGCACCAATAGCTACTCCTAATATAATTACAACAGCACCTATCTCAATTACTTTTCTTCTTAATTCTTGTTGAGCATATATTGCTTCTTGTCTTTTCACTCTTATATCTGCTTCAGTTTTTAATAGTTCATTCCATGCATTGGGGCCTCTTGAAAAAACAATTATGTTTTTCAACTCATCTCTCATATCTTGAGCTTTTTTCTTAGCCAT